CTTCTTGATCAATCATACCATCAGCAAGAACCTCCATAGGAGCTCTAAACGATACTAGATTGCCAATAGGTAAGACTTTATCTTTAAAAAACTTAATTAAGCTTTTTTGATCAAACTCTATTTCTCCTCTAGTCCATAAAACATAATCATAAATAAATCCATTATCTATTTCATACTTGCTTTTTAAATTATTAACTCTATGAATACAATAAAATGCTCTATCAGTATTATTTTTAAAGTTAATAATTTTAGGATCAATAAATTCTTTTTCTTTAAAAAAATTAAATGGAGTTTTATCTTTAAAATCATCCCACGTGCTTACAAAATAATCAAATTCAAAATCTTCATGAGAACGATAGTAATTATCTAAAGTTCTAAAAGTTCTTGTTTGACCCCACAAACATATTGCTATTTTCTTTTTACTGTTCTCCATTTAAATAACTTTCTAAATCTTCAGGTGTACCCATTTGATAAATATTATCTACTTGAGTTGTAACTATATGCTTTCCATCAGCAACTGCATAATTATAAACTGGTGCTACATAAAATTCATTATTTACTCTATCATTTGCTTTAATCATTTTTTCAGCATACTTAACAAAATCTGAACCTCTATTCCAGTAGTAGTAACCAGCTGTAGCTTGATTAGATATTTGTTTCTTTTCTGCTACTTCAGTAACATAGCCTTCTTCATCAGTTTTAGCGTAACTCCATTTAGGTCCTTCTCCTTTGAAACATGGCATTCCTCCGTCGTGTAAACTTAGTCTACTAAAAGTTTTATTAGGATCGTACTCTATTAGTTGATCTGAGTTAAAGCTTAATAGAGGTGTTCTGTTATCAATATGTGCTTTAGCTGCTAATAAAGTACATGCAGCTCCTTCAGTAATACCGTCTAATAATACTAATTCAATGTTTGTATGTCCAATAATATCATTAAATAAACTATAATCATATTCTTGATAATCAGCTTTTTGAGTAATAATAATGAATTTAAATTTATTATCAAATTCTATATTTAGATTTTCAATTACTCTTTGAATCATTGGTTTACCGTTAACATCTATAAAAGGTTTAGAATCTTGATATCCTTGTTCTCTAAATCTTGATCCTCTACCTGCCATAGGTAGTACTATATTAAAAAATTGTTTCATATTTAATTTAAATTGTCATTAAAAAATTCATTCGGTACTCTATTTTTATCATCTATATAAAATGTAGCATCATGTTGCTTAAAACAGAGCTCATGATATTTGCAACCCCATAATTCTAACTGTGCTTCTGTAATTGGTCTGTAGTAAGCTTCTCCTCTACCGCTTTTTAATCCTCTTGCAGTATGATAAATAATTTCATGTCCTTCATCATATAGCTTATTAATTTGTTTTATCCTATCTTCAAAAGGCTTTCGATTAATTACAGGTCCTTTTTCTCTACAAATAGTATTGTCTATATCTATAACAAACTTCATAATTATACTTTTAATTTACCTATAAATTTATTACTACTGTCTAAATAGTAATCTATTCTTTTATTTTTAATATCTACTTCTAATCTTATATGGTCATTACAAAAATATTTTCTACCTGAGCCTGATATATCGGAAATAAGAGTAAATTTATCATTTTGGTAGGTATGAAAAAATGCAAAATCATATCCTGCCATAGCTCCTAAATAACTTCTATGAGTACCTCTTGCTAAAAACTTAGAATCAAAATAAAAAGGAGGGTGCATCATACCGTCATTTTTCATACTAGTATACCAGTCAGAAGAAAAATCTGATAATGCTGTTGAGCCGTATATTGTTTTATATTTGTTTGCAACTTCTTTGAAATCACCATTTTTTTCCTCAACTTCATTCACATATTGTCTTACTACATTGATATTAGTATTATGTAGACATCCTGTTTGGTATTTGTTTATTATTTCCCTTGGTATAGATAAAAAAACTCCTTTACCATTATAATAAGTTTCTTTAGAAACTGTTTTAGAAGTAAAATCTGGTTTATAGCTTCCATGATTTGTATCTATAGGGTATAAACTGCCTTTTTCGAAATAGTATTTTTTCCCTAAATCTTTTTTAATAAAACTATTTCTATTTAGAGTATCTTCTACTCTCCATAAATTAGTATCTAAAATCTGTCTTTGATTTTCAAGGAATAATTTTTCTATTTCTTGAAAAGAGAAAGTATCGAATAAATTTACATTATCGAATGCAGTAGTATAGTATTTATATAACAGTCCTCTATAATTCATTATATATTTCTTTTACTATTTTAAAATCTAATTCTGTATCTACATCTATTAGCTCTTCTTCAGGCCAGTCAATCAAATAAGGGAAAGGATCGCTATAAGTATTCGAAAATAATTCCCAATTTTCCAACATATATGATTTTTTATACATTACTAAAGAATGTGTAGCTTCCCATAAACTAGGTCCTGAAGTTGTAGATAGCCTATCATTAGGTTTAAAGTTAACTGGTGTAGCTGCTTTATTCCAAAAAAAGTTTCTAGTATTTTTCACTGTAATAGCACTTTCAAAAGGACTCTTTCTATACCAGTTAATTACTTTCTGTAGTTTATTAGTATCTAAGAAAGGTTGACATGGATTAAAATTAATAATATAGTCTGCTTTTACGTTGTTTAAATGGTCATACATTACTTGATGAGGAGCATTACCAGGCGCTACAGACTCATACTTTCTATCTAATACCTTTATTCCTTTTATAACTCTATCTTTTAATGCTTGTTCATGAACAGCTAAATATTTTTCATCTACATTTTTTAAATCACTTACTTTATGTAAGGCTATATCTAAAATAGTATTACCATCACCTAAGTCACGAAGATGTTTTTGTGGACATCTTGTACTTTTCATTCTTGCGTGTATTATAACTGCTATACTTTTCATTAATAAGTTCCTAATAATTCAAATCCTTTAAAAAATCTTAACGTTTTCATTCTTGTATCTATTTCCATCTTTAAAAAGTCGTTATCAAAATGACTATGTAAATCAACTCTGTAGTTATAATTTAAAGGTTGGTTGCCTAATTTAGGGTATTGAATAAAAATAGGTACATCACTACCTGACATTGCTAATAAAAGAGCTCTGTGTGTTCCTCTATCTAATATTTTTTCTGAGTTTATATAACATATAGGGTAAATTAATCCGTAGTTTTTTAAAGTAATAAATTGCTCAGGTTGCAAATCAGCACTCCATTGAAGTATTTCATGCTCTTCGAAATAATCTTTAAATTTATAAAGTTTAGGATATTTTTCATTATACTGTTCGATTAAAGCTGTCATTCTTTCTTGAGATAATTCTCCTGAGTCTAGTTCTTTAATAAATTTTTTAAATATTCTTACATCTGGGTTTGAGTGTACAGATGTCATATACTTAACAAATAACTCACCGGGTAATGTTAGATACATCCAATGATCCCAGGTCTTATTTAATCCTTTCATATCCATAGATATTATATCAGCTTTAGCTTGTAAAGTTTTAGTTTTGAAAGGATCAATATCATAATAAGTAGGACTGTGTCCTAACCAAAACGCACTATGATCAATATTTTCTTCATCTGAATTTACCGGTCTTTCATTTTCTCCGCCTTCTTTATCTAAATCATTACCTAATAAATTATGATTAGCTAAATACATATCTATTACTTCTTGATAAGGTATAATATCAAAAGATTTTAAATGTTTGAATGTATCAAACCAATATCTTACTTTTTGTTTTTTAAATTTCATAGGTATAATTAAAATATTCTATATCTTTAGCATATTTTATTTTTACTTTATTTATTAGTTCGGCATTATACACGTCTTTATAACTCTTCTCTATTGGAGAAATATTATTTACAGTTAAATCTATATTACTTAAACCTAGCTTATTGCATATAACATTGAAATCTTTAGACAACGTTTCGTATTTACCAATATAGTTAATATATGGCAGATAATCAACATTATTACTATATTTTCCTTGTAAAAACTCATACTGACTTGGTAAATGTATAAATTCACCGTAATAATCTGCTATTTCTTGAATAGTACCTATTTTTTGATCTTCTACTTTAGTATTATAGTATATTTCAAAAAAACTTTCTAAATTATCTACAACATCTTCAAATTTATAATTTTTATGTAAAAACTCTCTATACTTGTACTGTGAGTATAGTCTATCCCAAGGATTTCTTACAAATGTAAAGACAAAATACTCTTTAAATATTTGTTCGTCGAAATCATCGTGGTGAATTTTAAACCCTTCATAAATTTCTTCTACTCCTGTTAATTTATTTAAAGCTTTACCTATAGTAATACCAGCACATTTAGGAATATGTAAAAATATAAATTTATGTTTATGATTTACCATCGTAGTTTAATATAATTTGTATATTTAATAAAATCTAATAAAAGATAATTACTCCAATCAATCCATTTATCATATGATTTTTCTAATTCTTTTAAATCTAGTTCTTCCCAATCATCTACTATTACTATTGGAAATAAAGTTGCAAAATATTCTGTTAATATACTCCTTTCACATATAGGTATTACCTTCAAATAAAGAGCTTCCCACATTCTGTGGCAATCTATTCCGTTTCCTTTAGGACTTATGCAGTATTTATGTGAACTCAAAGTTTTAAGATAATCTTCATAATTCATACTAGGAAGAAACTTTAATCCTTTTTTAGTTAATATTTCAAAGCACTTAGGTCTAGATTCTTCTCTTACTCCACCATTAATTTTAAAATGAAAATAAATATCATTAGACTTTTCTATCTTCATACTTAGTACTTTATTGAAAATTTCTAAATTACCCCAATCCCAGCAGCTATTTGCAATACCTATGGGAATAGGAATAACTCTTTCATCTAATACGTTTATATTTTGAGTATATATTTTTTTAAGATTAGGTATATCAAAATAATGAAGATGACTTTCGTCAAAAGACTGGTCTGAGTTATGTAATATAAGTTCAAAAGGGTTTTTAAAAGCTTCTAACTTTCTAAAAAGGTTTGACTTTACAAGCTGTTTTTTATGTTTATTTATTAACGAACTATTACAATATACTAAATAAGGATTATCGTAATTAGTAAAGTTAAATTTATCTATATTGATAGAATTAATGCTTGCTTTACTTTCAAAACGTTTATGTTCTAATTTGCTAATACCTACATCGCAAATATCTTGAAATTTTTCTCCTGTAATTATATTCATTAGAACTTTTTATTTTCATCAATTATAAATTTAAAAAGATCTACATTAATGTTTTTATTTTTAACTAAACAACTTAGTGCATTTACATCCTTAGGTAAGCACATACCGCCAAACCCTCTGAATTCCTTTGAATACCTTAAATATGCTGTCTCTGCTACACTTTCTAAAGCATAAGCTAATAATACTTTATCGTAATCAACATTAAATTTATCACAAATTTTACCGAAAGAGTTAGCAAAGGTAATTTTTACTGCTTTAAAAACATTTGAAAAATATTTTACAAATTCTGCTTCTTCAGGTTTCAAAATTAAAATGTTTTTTGGGTAATTACCATGACATTTTTTTACTACATCAATACATTTATCGTTATTTGCACCTATAATTAACACATTATGGTTTTTTGTGAAGTCTTCATATGCATGAACTTCTCTTAAAAACTCTGGCACTAGACAAAGTCTTTCAGTATCAAATAATTTTTTCAGTTTATTATAAG